GAGAGGGCGCCCCCCTCGCCCTCCTCCGTCATTTTCAACAACTGAACGCAGTCCTGGTTGATCTAGGCTTTTTGTCGGAGTGTGCGCCCGACTGACTCATGTGAGTCAGTCGGGCGTTTTTTGTTTAATTTTTTTGGAGAGCGCCATGTCCACCTTGCAAACAAAAAACTATATACAGATCCAAGTGAAGGGCACGCCGTTGCATATCATCGGCTCTGTTGCCAGCAATGGAAGCGGAGCAGGCAACGTGATGTTCCCGCCTGCGCATGGGATTTCCCTGCCGCAGGCGCGCGCGTATGCCGACGCGATGGTGCGCGCGTGTAATTTTGTTGGCACGCGCACAGGGCAGGGCAGAGGCAAGCGCGGGAATCCTGGGCAAGTGGTGGAGTCGAATGACCTGCACAGCAAGCGACTTTTATTCTTCAACGACGATCAGCATTTTGTAACGTGGACACGCGAGAAACTCCAATTCGATTTGTATTCGTTTCCCGTCATCAGCGTGGACGGTCTCACGCGCGACCTGCCCAGCACCATGCAGGCGGTGGCTTCAATTTACGCCGCGATTGATGAGGCGGTCACCATCCAAAAACAAACGCGGCGCAGCATTGCGCGCTCGATGAGAAACGAGGAGTAGGGGATGTCGGAAGATGAAGTGAAACGCGCCAGTGATTACAAGCGCCTCGATGAACTGGAGAATAAAATGCTCCAGATGCAGATCGACAGTCTGCGAAAAGATAGCGATGATCATGAGCAACGTGTGCGCGTGTTGGAAGATACGGCAACCAAGTTTAATTTTATTTTGTATTTAACAATGGGCGGCGGATTTATCTCTCTGGTTAATCTTGCCACGCTCGTTGCGCTATTTGTGAAGACCATAGAAAGATGAAAAAAATCCGCGTATGGTTCCGCAAGTATGCAGACGACCTGCTGTTTGTCATCGGCTTTATTTTTATCCTGGTCGGTTCTTACTGTCTGTATCCCGTCGCCGCGTGGTTTGTGGCTGGCGTGGAATGTTTGATCTATGGCGTATTGATCGCATGGAGTAAGCGCAAATGATTTTAAGTAAAGCGTTATCCAGTAATAAAAAAACTGCGCCGATGAATTCCGTCACGACCCAGCAGACCCTGCCGCAGGTTGTGGAGTTGATGGGCGGCTCGACGCGCGCGGGGCAGGTGGTTACGCCGGAGTCGTCGCGCAATGTCGCCACTGCGTACCGCTGTTTGAACATCCTCAGCGATGACGTGGCAAAACTACCCTTGCAAGTTTATATCAGCAGGCAGAGCGGCGAGGTTGAGCGGATGCGCCCGGACGCGATGATACGCAACCTGGCATGGCTCACTGAAAAACAGCCAAACCGCTGGTGGAGTCCATTCCAATTCAAGAAGCAGTTAATGCAGTGGCTGGTGGCGTGGGGCAATGCGTACGTGTGGACGCCGCCTACTTATCCGCGCGAGCAATTTATTCTACATGCCAACCGCACCATGCCGATCTTCGATGTAGACGGCAATCTTTGGTATCGCACGCAATTCAGCGCCAACGGAAAATTTGAATACCTGCCGGATGTGGAGGTGATGCACATCCTCATCAACCCCGACGAGACCGGCTTTGTCGGGCGCGGCGTCATCAAATACGCGCGCGAGACCATTGGGCGGCAATTGGCGGCTTACGGCTCGCAGTCCACGCTGTTTAAGAATGGCTTGAGCGCGGCGGGCATTATGTGGCTGGCAGGCGAATCCAAACCGGAAGAGCGCAAGCGCGTGCGCGAGATGTACGAAGAGGTGATGAGCGGCGACGAGAATAATGGTCGCATTGCCGTCCTCGATAAAAAGGTCACGAAATTCGAGCCAGTGACACTGCAACCGAAAGACATTCAATTTCTGCAATTGATTCAGGACAACGATATCGCCGTGATGAATTTCTTTGGGATGCCATCGTACAAACTCAACACGGGCAAACAATCCTACCAGTCCAACGAGCAAAACAACCTGGACTATCTCTCGACCACGCTCGACCCGTATCTGGTGCAGATCGAGCAGGCGGGCGGTTTGAAGTGGATTTCGTTACAGGAACAAGGCTACACCTATTTGCGCTTCGAGCGCAGCGCGCTCTTCCGCACGGACGCGAAGAGTCGCGGCGACTACCTCAACGGCGCGATCCAAAATGGGCGGCTGCAACCCAATGAAGCGCGGCAGATCGAAGATCGTCCCGCCGACCCGAACCCGGCGGCAAATCAATTGTGGATGGCGTCGAATTTACAACCCATGAGCAATACGCAAAAGCAAGGAGTCTAACGTGAAGCATAAAACCCCGATCCGCTGTTTCGATGGAAACGCTCAACCCTATCAGCCGTTTTGGTCGTTTCGGAATGCCGAGCAAACCGAGAGCGGCGAAGTTGAGATGGAACTCTACGGTCCCATTTCTGAATTTTCGTGGTGGGGTGATGAGATCACGCCGAAGATGTTCAAGGATCAACTCTACGCCAACGGCAAAGGCGCGGCGATCACCGTGCGCCTGAATTCGCCCGGCGGCGATTTGATCGCTGCCAGCGTGATGAGCGCGACCCTCAGGGATTATCCGGGCAAGGTCACGATCAAGGTGGACGGCATGGCGGCTTCGGCGGCGGTGATGGTCGCGCTGGCGGGCGACGTGGTCAAAATTCAGGCGAGCGCGTACATGATGATCCACGACCCGATGGTCGGGCTGTTGGGATATTTCAATGTGGATGAACTCAAAAGCCTGATTGACGAGTTGAAGGTCATCAAGAACGGGATCGTGGAAGGCTACACCGCCAAGACCAAAATGGAGGCGGAGAAACTTTCCAAGTTGATGAACGATGAAACGTGGATGACCGCGAGCGAAGCGGTCGCCTACGGTTTCGCGGATGAAGTTATTACCGGCGCGAGCAAGGGCGCCACCAACAATAAAGTGAATTACGTGAACGTCTTGCAATCCTACGTGAATGTCCCGCGCGCGTTGTTGCAGGAGTCCAGCCCTGCGCAGCCTGACGCGGGTAACGAAGAACGAGCGCAACAGTCGAAAAAACTCGCCGCTCATGCCAAAACATTTTTGACCAAGGAGTAGAAAAATGAAATTGAATCTCAAACCCATGTACGACAAGGTCGTGGCAGCGAACGCCGAGCGCAACCGCATTGCGACGCAGATCGTTGCCTTGAACGATGAAGGCAAGTATGACGACGCCCTCGCCTTGCAGCCGAAACTGGACACGGCAAACAAGGACTATGAAGGCGCGAACAAGACCTACCTGTCTTTGTTGGCAGCCTCCAGCGACGAAGATCCCGCGCTGCGCTTCAACGCGCCGATGGGACAGGAATCGCCGAAGAGCAACAAAGACGCGCGCGCCACGCCCGAATATATGAATGACTGGCTCGACGCGTTCCGGCACGGAATCACCCCGGGCAACATCGCGCAGAGCGGACGGGCAGAACGGTATCAGCGCCTGACCAATGCCCTGACCGAGACCGGCGGCTCGCCCGCTGGCGAAGACGGCGGCTTCCTCAATCCGGTGGATGTGGACAACCGCATTATCGAGTTGTCGCGCCAGTACGTTGATCTTTCCAGCATTGTCAACGTCGAGACCGTCAACACGCTGGCCGGCTGGCGCGTGATCGAGCAGTTTGCCGCCGCGCTTCCGCTGACCAAGATCACCACCGAAATGGAAGAGATGACCGTCGAGGGCGAAGGACCGAAGTTCAACAAGATTGATTATTCGCTCGACGAGTACCGCGACTTCCTGCCCATCAGCAATACCCTGATGCAGGACACGCCCACCAACCTGATTAACTATTTATCCGGCTGGTTCTCGAAGAAGTTGATCTTAACCAACAACAGCCTGGTGCTGGCGCTGCTCAATGCGATCAGCGGCACGGCGGTGGCTGATTACAAGACCACGCTGAGCGCGATCAAGACCGTGCTCAACAAAACGCTCGACCCGGTCTTTTCGGCGACGGCGAGTATTGTCACCAACCAAAGCGGTCTCGACCTGCTCGACCAGTTGGATGACGGCACAGGTCGCCCGCTTTTGCAGCCTGACCCCAGCAGCCCGACCGCCTTCCGCGTGAAGGGTCGTCCGGTGACCTGGCTTTCTGACGCGCATTGGGCAAACATGACCGGTCCCAGCCGCGCGCGCATTGCCATCGGCGATGGACGTTCTTACATGACCATCTTCCGCCGCGCCGGTTTTGAATTTGCCTCGACCAACATCGGCGGCAAGGCGTGGCGCACCAACAGCACCGAAGTGCGCGGCATTGCCCGCATGGATTCGGCTGAGATGGACAGCGGCGCGATGACTGTCCTCAAGATCGCTCTGTAATTTCAAAGTTAGTTTTAAGGCAAACGAATCTGATTCGTTTGCCTTAAAACTAAAGGAGATCATCTTATGGGAATTCCTATCACAAAAAACCGCATGGTAGACGGCGGCGATAAGTGGATCATTGGCGGCGAGATTGCGCGCGAAGGCGCGACGCCCGATGACGCCAGCGCAGTAAATGTCGTCCTGCCGGTGCATTATCAGTTCACGCCTGCCGCGAAAAGCGCGACGGCAGTACACGCTGCCATTGCGCTGATATCCACTGCCAAGGTAGTGACCACGGGCTTCACCAACCCCGACGTGCCGCGTGTGGTGACGATTAAAGGCAATGCCTCGGGCATTACCGGCAACGTGACCATCACCGGAACGAATGCCGCAGGCGCAGCGATCACTGATGTGATTGCGCTCAACGGCGCGACCGAGGTCTCTGGCGCGAAGGCGTTCAAGACCGTCACACAAGTTGACCTGCCCGCTGAAACCCATGCAGGCACGGACACCGTAAGCATTGGGCGCGCCGACGTGTTCGGCTTGCTGCATATCGTGTACCACGCGCTATTCCTGCTCGTCAAACTTTTCGACGGGTCAACCGACGCTGGCACGCTGGCGGTGGATGCCGATGAACTGGAAAAGAACCTGTTCACCCCCGCAGGCACGCCTAACGGCGCAAAGGTTCTCGACCTGGTGTATTTGAAGTAACGCATTCGCGGACGGTTTTACTGTTTTCCTTTCCCGTCCGTTTTGTGGCGGGCAGGGTTGCCCTCCCTTCCCAACCCTGCCCGCAGTTTCTGGAGATTTATGACCAACATCCTGACCCCCACTGAAGGCGCGAACTTTGTCCGCACGGAAAATACCGATGCGGTGATGCTGCAATTGCTGCCGCTGGTGGATCAATACATCCTCAACGCCACCGGGCATGACTGGGCGTCCGACGCGACGATCCATGACACCGCCAAAATTGCGGCGGGCATGCTGCTGGTGTATTGGTATGACAACCCCGGCGCGGTGGGCGTTTCTCCAGAAACGGTCGGGAGCGCGCTGGTGCAGCTCGAAGCCGAGGCGTTGAAATACCGCAAGGTTGACTTTGCAGGACGCACTGGCGCGGGCGCGATTGCGCTGCCGAGTGCGCGCGTGGGCGATGTGGTGATTACCCTCACCGGAGTCTATGGTGTGGATGGCGACCAGCGCGCGGCGTTTGAGTCAATTGTCAGCGTTGCCGACCAGATCCAGCAAATTTCTACCAGCAATCTGTCCGATCACCGCTACGTGGTGGTGGTCAAAAATCCCGCTGATGATGTGAGCGCGTAATGGCTTACGAGATCAACCCCGGCGATCTGCGGACGCGGATCACGTTTCAACAACCGACCCTCGTTACCGACGCGGGTGGCGCGCAAAGCGAGACGTATGCCAACGTGCCCACCAACCCGACCGTTTGGGCGAAGTGGGTCAACGATCATGGCGCGGAGGCGGTGATCGCCAACGCGGAAACTTCCGTGCAGCGCGCAACCGTCACCATTCGCTACCGCGCCGATATCCAAACGACGTGGCGGCTGACCTGGGCAAATGAAATATGGAAAATCGTCTCGGTTGACCAGGTGCAGCACAGGAACCGCTGGACTGAGATCGTGATCGAGCGCGTGAAAGGCACGGTGTAACGATGACTGTCCGGGCAAGTTTTACGCTGACGGGTTTGGATAAATACCTCGAAGACCTGGCAGCCGCCGCAGTGGATGTGGACGCTGTAATTGCAGAAGTTTTAGAAGAGACTGCGCCGATTGCCGAAGACGAGATGCATACCAATCTACGCAAGTCCAGCGAATTGTGGACGGGCGCGACCGCAGCGACGTTGTATTCCACAAACGCGCAGCAGGACGGCAACTTTACCTTCATCGAATTCGGCGCGGATACGTTGAAAGACCCTGCCGGTTTTTACAAGGAATATGGAACTGCCCGCCAGGCGGCTGAACCGTTTCTGCGTCCTGCGTTGAGCAGCCATCGTCTAAAGAACGCCTTACGCAATGCGATGAAAACAATCATGCAAAGGTTTGGCTTATGACCACGATCTTCGAGCGTGTGAAAAACGCGCTGGATACCCTTTCACCGACTGTGCCGTTTGCGTCTGCGCCTTATATCTCGACAGGCGACCTGCCCGATCTGTACGTGACGTATCAATTGATTGACAGCCCGCCAGTTGACCATGCCGACAATGTCGAGATCGCGCGTTCCTATCTGATTCAAATTTCGATTTATAACCGCGCGGGGTTGGCGAGTCTGCCGAATGTAGACCTTGCCATGACCAGCGCGGGCTTCCGAAAAGGTTCTTTTCGCCAACTGAAAAAAGATGATCTAACGGGTCATCATGGATTGTCGAAGGACTATATTTTTTTAGAGTTCAATCTATAAGGAGATTGCCATGACCGATTACACATTAATCAACGGCGTAGATAAGTTGTACTATGCCTTGGTGGATCAAGACGATGCGGATGCTTACGCGGCGGGGTCGCCTGTCGCGCTCGCGCCGATGAAGGTAGCGGCGCAGACGCCAGCCACCAACAGCAAGACCGAGTATTACGACAACCAGCCCATGTTCAACTTGAGCGCGGAAGGCGAGACCAAAATCAAATTGGAAATCGCCGCGCTGCCGCTGGATTTGGAAGCGGCAATTTTGGGCAAGGCGTATGACGCGGTGAATGAAAGCATTTACGACGGCGGAGCCACGCCGCCGAACATTGCGCTGGGTTTCCGCGCGGAAAACAGCGACGGCACGTATACCCTGTTTTGGTTTTTGAAAGGAACGTTTGTGCCTTTCGCTGAGGAAGCGAACTCGAAAACCAACGCGCCCGATCCGAAGGGCTTGACGCTGGAATATACCGCAGTGACAACTGTTCACCAATTCACCGTGGGTCCCGGATTGGTGAAGCCGGTGAAACGCCGCAAGAGTCGCAAGCAGGCAGACGTGGCGACCTGGTTCGATAATGTGCAAGTGCCGGAATACTCCGCGCCTTCCGCTTTGACCTGTACGCCTTCGCCGGTTGACGGCGCGGCTGCGCAAAACACCAGCGTGGCAATCACGCTGACGTTCAACAATCCGCTGACCGCCGACGCGGAGAAGGGCATTGGATTATTGCGCGACGATACGATGGCGGCGATTGCCGTGACGCGCTCGTTGAACGCGGCGCGGACGGTGGTCACGTTGACCCATCCCACGCTGACTGCGGCGAAGACGTATCTCATCACCGTGAACGGCGTACGGGATGTTTATGGTCAGAGTCTCGTGGATACCGTGTACGATTTTGCGACGGCGTAACCTCACCCCTAACCCCTCTCCAA